TTTCTCTGCTACCCATTTCAAGAGTTACAATGTATGGAAGTTTAATTCCTGTTGGTTCTCCTCCTGAATCTTTGTCTTCAAAACCTTCTAAATCTAAGTCGGTATGAATTTCTAAAATTGTAAAGACGTCTTCATCTCTAGTTTTCTTTACACCTTCTAATTCTCTTTCTTTTTTCTCTACTTCTGTTTCTTCATTGTACCCTGGTGTTAATTCTATGTCTTTGTAAAAACCTGATACTTGTTTTTTTCTAACTTCGTTTTCAGACATTTTAATCATGTGAATAACAGACTCTGCATCTTCTAAAGAAGTTGCAGTGTAAGGTACTACTAAATCATCAGCCGGTACAAATTTAGACACGGCTCTGCCAAGTAGTTCATCGTAATAAACTTTCTTGAACGCAGAGCCGGCAAGAGGGAGATAAAAAAGCATCTGATCGAACTCGGGTTCATACTCCTTCATCACATCCATGAGCTGATAGTTCATGAATTCTTTAACTCTGTTTGATTGTTCTTCTCTGGCTCTGTCTGCTAGTCCAACTATTCTAGTATGCACTGGACCATTAGCCGGTAATAATTCTTTGTAAGCTTGTGCTTGAAACTGTGTAACTGCTTCAGCTAAAACTGGGTGAGTTGCACCTGAAGCTCCTTGAAAAGGTTGGGTTGGATTTTCATATTTAAATCCTAAAAGATCTAAACCTTTTGTATAACTATCTTCCCAATCTTTTCTAGAAGATTTATATTGATTGTAATTTGCTGCAAGTTCAGAACCTAACTTACCTAAAACATCTTCTGGTAATAATTCTGCTAAGTTATCAAAATGAGATTCACCACCACCTGCATTAACTGCTTCTGGGTCAAAATTAATTGTTGCACTACCATCTTCTTCCTGAGTTATTTGTATATCATCTGGTCCAACTTGCTCTTCAATATTTTCTTGTTGAGCTTCGACGACTTCGTCTTCTCCAGGTATTTTAATTTCAGTCTCTACGTTTGGTAGGGCTTTGTCTATATCTGCCATTTATATTCTCCGAGTTCTTTATTGTTGTAACCTGTTTTGTGGGAACATTCAACCCCTGTGAGTCAGGTCCTTTAAGTGGTGGAATCTGATTCCACTTGACGTGTTGCATATTTGCAACAAGAGTTTTATTCTTCATTGCTAAACATACCTCTTTTGTTTCTGTAGTCATCAAACAATTCGTAACCACTGATACCAGCAGATATTGCAAGACCTGGTAAACCAAATCTTCTAGACACAGTTTTTAATACACTTGGACTAATTCCAAGTCTCATAGTTTTTGCAATCGTAGGACTTAATCCTTTGGTAGCAAATTCGGTTGCAGGGCCCATGAAAGCAGCTCCTAAATAGTTTGCTGGATTAGTTGCAATCTCAGCTAATGAATCACCTTGTTGTACTTGACCTGCAATATACAATGGCTCCGTTGCAAGTAATGCAGCTGGTGTACCTAAAGCAGTTAAACCTCTTCCTAAAGTTTTTAATGCTGTCTTAGTAATTCCAGATTTATTTGCACCCAACGCTCCTTTTCTTGCTGCTTCAATTGTCGATGGTGCAACTGCTGCAGTTCCTGCCACAGCACCAGCTCCAAGAACGGGTAATTGATAATCTAATATCTCTGGTCTTTCTTGTGGTGTATCATCTAACTGTCCTGTTACCATGTCGATCAACATATTTTTTTGCTGCTCTTCGTTTGATAAAAAAGTTGTTGGATCATCGTTCATAAATTTTTTAACAGCACCGGCTCCGGCAGCACCGACCGCGGCCAAGGCACCAAACTTACCAGCTCCTCTTAGAAATGGACTTTGTAAAAGTTTTGTCGCTGAGTTTTTAAATTTATCTATTTTACTTGCATCTCTTACTAATTTTTCTGGCTCCTTTTGTATTGCTTCTTCAACAGCGTCGACACAACTTATTGTTCCACCGTTTGCTTTTTTAGTTCTAACTAAACTACAAATAGGTCCATTGTTCACAGCATCTTTTCTTATATTTATAAATAAACTTTTTATTTCATCAGGTGCTTCCATTGATTCTAATGTTTTTAAAATTCTAGGAAAAGAACCTGTTTTACTATCATAAGCTACATCTGCTGCAGCACCCACTCTTCCAACGTTTGGAAGTTCAACACGTATATTTCTTTCTTTTAAAATAGCATCTAATTGATTTGCTGTTTCTTCGTTAACTCCTTTATTAAAAAAATTTGTTAACTGACTCTGTACAAAAGCTCTGTTAAATTGATTAGGTGTTATGTTTACATTAGTTGGATACCTTCCTCCTCTTTTTCTTTTAACCACTGGACTAACATCAAAAAGATCAAACAGACGTCCATCTTTTGCTTTTTGTAAATAATAGTCGTCTGATTTTAATCTAGAATAAAAATTACCTGTATCTTTATCTAAACGTATAGCCATCATAGCTTTAACATTTTGACCAAATGGAGTTGTGTTAATTAATTCTGGACTATTTTTAAAATAATTGTTTATCGCTGATATACCACCCTGTATTTTTTTAATATTTTGTTTATCTAATTCACTAGCACCTTTTGTAACTGCTTTTACATTTTCATATCTTCGTTTATTTCTTTTGTATGATACTTCTTCTGGATCTCCTGCAGGGGTTCTAAAACTAGTGTTTTTTCTTTTATCTAAAGCAGTCTCCGCCTCTTCTCTAGTATTAAAATATTTAAGACCTATAAACTCTTCAGGTATGGCAGTTGTTTTAACATCTAAATTAGGTCTTCCAAACTCAACTTTAAATTTTGCACTTGCTGGAATATCTGGGTTTCTTGTTCTGTCTATATTAGTTATTTCTCGTATAGAATTAAATCTAGGTTCTGTTCTTCTAGACTCTTCAAAAAATTTAAAATCTTTTAAAGCAATTGGTTTTATTATATTCTGATTTCTTCCTGTTGTTAAAATTCTACTAATAGTAGATCTTCCAATATCTTTATTATGTTTTTCTTTTAAAAATTTTACTATTTGATCGGGACCTAATTTTTCAGTTTCATATGTATCTAAAATTAATTTAATAGTTTTTGCGTCTAAACCAGATCGTTTGCCACCACCTGTAAAATAACTTGCGTATATCTCTTGAACTTTTTTGATATCAACAGCCATTAGACCTCCAGGATCTTAGCTAGGCCGCCACTTTTAAAATCAACTTTACCACCATCGGCTTTTTTGTTTTTTTTAATCTCCCGTTCAGCTAAAATTCTTCTAAGAATAGTTATAGGCGATAAAGTAAAACCTTCTGATAACCCAAATAACTTTTCTGTTAATGGAGTGTCTTCTTCAAATATCTCTTTTACAGTATCTAATTTTTCTGTACGTGGATATTTTTTGTTTGAAAAATATCCGTGTTGTATAACGTCTGGAAAAAACCCATCTCTTAACCCTACACGTCCGCCTTTTGCAAAATCAACAGGTTTACCTAATCTTATTAATATTTCTCTAACGCCATCTGGATAGTCGTCTGGGTTTTTTAAAACTTGATTTAACATTTTAAAGTATTCTGTTTTTTCTTTACCAACTAAAGATTTGTCTGTTGCTAAACTTTTAAATAAATTTGTTATGTCCTCTGCTTCGATACCGTATTTACGAATAGCTTGATAACCTGCTTTACCAAGTCTACCTAAACCACCACCAAAAAATCCTGCACGTCCACCCTCTGCAAAAGTTTGAGTTTCGTCAATAAACGTTGCAGTCAATCTATCGAACCTTGGATCAGTTGGACGTAGACCATTTGCATCTACTACATTGTTTAAAACTCTTTGTGTAAAGATTGCAATTTCTTCTGAGCTTGCACCTTCTGGAACTAAGTCTCTAATTCTTGGACCAAAATATTTTTCAACTAATAATAGTGGGTCACCCCCTATACCACCGCCGCCTTCGGTAATATATTTTACATCAACTTCATCTATTACATCAGACAGGCCTGTTTGATTAGGATTTTCTTTTTTTAAAGCTTCTACTAAAAACTCTCTAGCTGTTGCACGTTTAGCAGGAGTGCCTCCTTGATTGCCACCTATCATCATAGCTTTAAATTGTGCAGCAAGTTCTGGATCTTGTTTTTCTAAATTTTTAATTGTTGTTTCAGCATCTTGAAGTGGTGCTGCAATATCATCGGGTTCGCCACGTGAACCTGGTGGTGGTAGGTCTATATCGTCAGCAGGAACTCGTTGAACACCGACACCTCTTGGTAAGACTGTATCTTCTAAAGCTACACCCTCTGGCAAGTCTATATCATCTACTCTTGATCTTAAAGACATCAGACCTTCTTGGTCTAGGTTCCTGGTCCCTGTTTCCAGGTCCGTGATGTTTGCGATTTGCTTTGGATTAAATACATCATCGACCTTTAACATGTTTTCGTAAAGCTTGTTTGCTTGAACATCGTTAAGTTTACCAGCGGTCAGATAGCCGATAGAACTTTCTAGTTCTTCTAAGATTTTATTCTTACCTAGAACACCGATTGCCTCGATATTGATGTCAGAGTCGATGAATCCCTCAGGACTTTTACCCTTTCCTAAAAAAGTGATGTTGGACCGGGAACCGAGGACATTGTTCATGTTCCCACCTAACTTATTAAATAATGCTAGTATTGCTTCTCCAGCTTTTGGCATTAATTGTTTAACCATAATACTTTACGTGTCCTCTCACAATAGGCTCGTCTTGATAGTCTTCAGGATGTCGAACCAAACCACCCTGTCTAATTCTCATAATGGCCTGTGTCGTACTATCGACATAGTCATCATATTCTCCAAATGGGAAAGCTGCACATTCTTCTACAACTTCCTGTGCAAAATGCTCGTGCATAGGCGCCCATATTTTTCCGCTCTCAAAGAGCGGAGCTACGGAGTTTAATCTTGTATGTTTATCATTTCCTTTGCTTGGAGTAAAGTTAATTACTGGGATATCCATCTGCCTCAATTCGTGGGTTAGAGGTAGTCCAGAAGCTTTTGCTTCCACAATTACCATGTCAGGATTCCAATCTCGGTACTCTTCTAATGCTACACGCCGGAGTTCTGGAAAGTCATACCGATCTTTAAAAGCGTTGAGTAATATTATATTCTGCCCTGAATCCTCTGTCGTAAACACACCCCACGTGGTTATAGCGCTAAAGTCAGATGTAGTTTTTTTAGTGAACGCAGTATCGTACGATTGTACAATATAGTCTAATGGTGGTGGATATTTATGAGTCCAATCACGCCACCAATCTCTTTTTAAGATTGCTCCTTCTTCAGAGGTCGGGTTCTGCATATATTGGGCTAGCCAGTTGCTGACTGGAATAGATGCTTTAGTTTTAAGTAATTCTTCACTAGTCCAAAATTCTGGCCACACAGGTTTTCCTGTTGGTAGGATTGCTGGTAGTTCTACAACTTCCCATTGATCACTCCCTTCTTCAGACTGTGCTTTTAATAACTGACCAGTTACATCTTTTGTAGACCATCTAGTCATTACAATTACAATAGCTCCACCAGGTTGAAGACGCTGACGTGGACCTGCTGTATACCAGTTCATAGCTTTCTCAAAAGCTTTACCATCTGCACGAACATCTTGTTCTTTGTGTGGGTCATCAATAATTAATAGATCAGCACCACGACCTGTAATTGCTCCACCAACACCAGCTGCAAAATATTCTCCACCTTGATCCGTTTTCCATTTCCCTGCTGCCTGACTATCTTCTTGGAGTCTAGTTGTAAAAAGTTCTTTGTATTTTTCTTCATCAACTAAGTTCTTAGTCTTACGGCCAAAGTCAATAGCAAGGTCTGCTGTGTGAGTTGCTTGAATAATTTTTAATTTTGGATTCTTCCCAATCATCCATGCCGGGAGTAAGTATGAGGCAAACTCCGACTTTGTGTGTCTTGGCGGCATGTTTATGATTAGTCTTTTAATTTTCCCGTTAGCGAGATCATTAAATTTTTTATTAATAATTTTAT